TCAGTCACTTTCTGGGACACCGAACCATAACACCAAACGCCATGATCATCGCCTATAAATCCACCTGCCCTATCCAGTGCAACTACCAAGCCAACGACCTTTCTCTGGCTGATCTAACCACAAAAGCCATCGCCACTTTGCCTACCGATTTCCAAGTGCTGAAAATCGGTTCAGGTGGCAGTGCTGAGGCTACTTACACCTGGGATGGCTCCGCCTTTGTTGATGACGAGTTCAACCCGGTCACCGGCCTGATCACTGGAACCATCCGTTTCGTGAACCCATCCAGCACTGACATTGACTTCACCTGGTAATCTCACGTTGCCCATGACCACCAATCACACCTACGAAGTCTTAACACTCCTTTCCGCCGCCCTCGCTGCATCCGGTGCTGCCGCAGTAGCTTCCCACCCAACCACCGAAGCACTTACCTCCGCAGTCCTTTGGTCCGTCCTACCCCTCATCGGCGCGACACTTATCTCCGAAATGTCCTTCCTTCTAGGCTCTGTTGACGAACCTCGCAAACGTGTTTATGGCAGAGCGCTTGGCGCAATTCTCTTTGGCGTCGCTGGTCCTCGCCTTACCATCTACTACAAACCCGACATCGCCGAACTCATTGACGATCCAATCATCCTCATCGCCGCGGGTGCCGCATTCGGTCTCGTCGGCTACGCAGTAATCGCCACACTCATCAACTGGGTTATGATCAAAGCGCCAAGCAAACTTGAAAACCGTCTCAACAACCTCATCTATGAAAACAAGACTAATTCTTCTGACGACCCTCCTACTTCTCCTCCTCACCCTTAACGCCTGCACAACCGTCACCGAAACTCGCCCAGACGGCACTGTGATCAAAACCGAGTCAATCGACAACGCCACTGTAAACTCCGGCCTCGTCCTCACAAAACTCCTCATTGACTCAAACAACTCCAAATAACCCTCCTGTGACCACCAGCCTTAAACTCTACAACCACGCGCTCGAAGACTTCGGCCTTTCCGAGATCTCCGGCCCTGGCTCCAACGCGCGTATCAAAGCCGCCATCACCCTCGCTGCTGACTGGCTAAACCCAGACGATTCCAAAACCGCCTGGTGTGGCTGCATGATGGGCTTGTGGTTCACCGAGCTCGGGCTAAAACCTGTCGACGAATTCTACCGCGCTGCCTCCTGGAAATCCGTCGGCAAACCCATCCTCCTTTCCGAAGCCCGCCAAGGTGACATCTGCATCCTGTCCCGCACCGGTGGCAAGCATGTCGCGCTTTTCTCCAAACTCTCCAACGACCAGGTCTTCCTCCTTGGAGGCAACCAACATAACTCCGTAAACATCTCTTCCTTCCACAAAGACTTCGTCGAATCCGTCCGCCGTGTCGATTAACCAACCTAACCCATGAACCCTTACGAGGATATCGCTACACTTGAAAAGCTCCGTCGGCTGAAACAGCTGAAACGGGAGTCTGGACTGTGTGGTTATAGCCCACATAAGAAACAGGAGCTGTTTCATTCTGCTGCGTGGGCGGACTTTAGGTATCTTCGAACGGGGAATCGGTTTGGAAAGTCCACCGCAGGCGCTTGTGAAGATGTGGCCTTTGCCCTTGGTGAACGGCTTTGGATTCCAGAAGGTGATGCTAGGCGTCGTCTAGGTATCCCGAAACGCAGCACCAAAGGGCTTATCATCGTAGCCGATTGGGATAAGGCTAGGGAGATTTATACTTCGATGGAAGAAGGTGAGTCTCAGGGAAAGATCTTTCAGTTTTTGCCGCGTTCGTCCTTCCATGACGTGCATAAAAATCAAGCCGGTGAAATTGACTGTATTATGGTCAAGTCTCTATGGGGTGGGATTTCGCATATTTACATCGACACGGTTAGGTCGTATATGGGGAATCCAATGGGGCAGGAATCCTCTCACTGGGACTGGATTCATGTTGACGAGCCTTGTCCGAATAACATGTGGATTGCGAACTCTCGCGGCCTTATCGACAACGATGGCAAAGCCTGGTTCACCTGCACTCCCATCGCCGAACAGTGGATTAACGAACTTTTCATTCCGCGTTCACGACTCAAGGAAAACTTTGAAAATGGCCAGGAGTTCACCAAAGACGAGCTGAAAACCTGGGTGATGACAGGCTCGACGTATGATAACACAGCTTTAACACAAGCCTCCATCCGCAAATACATCGCCCAGCTTAGTCCAGATCAAAAGGCTTCACGCATTGACGGACGTCCTCTTGGTATGCAAGGTGTAGTCTATTCTATGTTCGACCGTACGAAACATGTGTATGATGAGCTTCCGCATGGTTGGAAAGACTTTGATGAACCGCCAGACGATTACACCATTCGCGTTGCGATTGATCCCCATGCAAGAACTAACCATGCAGTGCTGTTTGCTGCCACGGCGCCAACGGGACAAACCTTTTTCTATACAGAATACTTCCAACATGTAATGATTGACGATCTAGTAGACGTAATTATTTACAAGCTAAAAGGACGTGTTCCTTTCGTAATACTGCTTGACCGCATTGCTTTTAACCAAGATCCCATCACCGGAGCCACCTGGGCTGATTCGTTCTACCGCAAAGGGCTTATGGTTGTCCCAGCGTCCAAGGAACTAACCCACGGGATTTCGTCAGTCCAAAACGCCTTGGCTCGCAAATCTGGTGAAACACTTCACTTCTGTTCCGCTCTCACAGAAACACTCTATGAATTCGACTCTTACATCTGGGACACAAAGCGCGAGAACAAACCGAAAGACGCTAACGATCACATGATGGAGTGCCTTTACCGCCTTGTCCTCAACGGACTTACCTGGTCCGAACCAGAACACAACACTTCCTTCAATCCTGGCTCACTTCCACTTACCGGAGAACTAACCTTTGAAACCTCAGACCAACGCCACTGGTTCGAGAAGAAAGCTGCATAAACTATGCTTAAAGACCTTCCAACCCGCCTCGCCGCCGAGGAACAAGACGAAGACCTTGCCGCGCTCCGTCAAGACTGCCTTCGTGACATCCGTCTTTCACGTTCCAAGATGTCACACTATTACTGTGACTGGGACTACGCTCTTGAAACTTACCAGCAAATCCGCGATGACGACACCTCCGACATCAAAGCCAAGAAAAAACGCGAACCTGCCAAGCAAACAATCCCACTTACCTACGCCCAGGTAAACACCTTTGTCACCTACCTCACACTTCTCTACACCCAAAACCAGCGCTTCTTCGAATACTCACCCACTGGCACCGATGACTTCGACATCAAAGAAGAATGTGAAAAAATCATCGAGCGCGAGGTCCGCAACGGATTCTCCACTCCCGTCCTAGTCCAATTCCTCCTCGACATCGCCCGGTTTAACCTTGGTGTCCTCAAGCCCTCCTGGCAAGTTCGCACTACCACCATCACTCCTCCTGCATCTTCTCTTTCTTTCTCCACGCTCTTTTCCGACACCGCCGGGCTTCAGTTGGTTCAGCAGGCTAATGAACAGATCGAAGTTATTATCAAAGAAGGGACGACGGTGGATAACGTGTCACCGTATAACTTCTTTCCGGATACAAGGCTTCCGCTGAAACGCTGGCATGAAGGTGCATTCGCCGCCGATGAGACGGTTCATCACGTGAGAGAAGTCAAACGCATGGAAGGCGTCGCTGGAGCTGAGTTTCTTTCCGCTTATGATGTTGCAAAGTGGGCGTCGAAAGGGGCTCCGAGGCTTGAAGGCCTGGACTCTAAGTCTTCTAACGACGAGGAGGACTTTATGGTTGTTGTGACGGAAATGCAACGGTGGTTGAAGCCGTCTGAATACAACCTATCTTCTTCTAAAGAAGACGAACTTTGGATGATCCGCATTGGGAACGACCAGCGTATTCTTTCGGCAGAGAAACTTGAAGACGCTAACATGGGCTTTACGTATAAAGTCGCCCAGATGGCACCTGATGAACACTCGAAGCTTTCGGATTCTTTGGTTGCCCTTATTGACCGCTTGCAGGAAACTGTAACGTGGTTGATGAATACTCGCATCGAGGCTGTTAAGAATAATATCGAAAAACAGCTAGTTGTTCATTCTCAATATGTTGAACTTGAAGACCTTCAGACACGCAGTCCTTTCATCCGTATGAAGAAAAATACGCCTATCATGGGCGGATTGGACAACTTCATTCAACAGCTTAAAACCAACGACCCGACCGTCACGCATATTCAAGACGCCGATACGCTGATGAAAATGATGTATCAGGTGTCTGGCGTTAACGAGAACGCTATGGGCGGATTCCACGGTGGCAGGCGGAGTGCCACAGAAGCCCGGAATGTCCAAGCTGGCTCTGCTGCTCGCATGAAGCTTATTGCCACAAACATCTTCCAGATGGCAATATCGCCGCTTGGTAAACAGCTTTTGATAAACGCTCGCCAGTGGATGTCGGAAGAGACTTTCTTCAAGATCCTTGGCGAAGACGAGGACACCTATACCGCTTGGCAAACCTTTCACAAAGACGCCTGGTGGGAGCTGATAGGCTCTGAGGACTTCTTTGTCTTCGATGCCACCTCGGCCTCGGAAAAAACTTTTGTAGCCCAATCGCTGCAAGAACTGGCTATTGCACTCATGTCGAATCCTGAGATGCTTGCCGCAACCAACATCGACCTTGTGAAGATCATTGAACGTATTCAAGAGCTTCGCGGGGTTACTAACCTAAAACAATTCCAACGTGACCAACCCATTGGACAACCTATCCTTGGACCAGACGGACAAGTTCCTTCTCTTCCTGGACAACCACCTGTCGTCCCCGCTACACCACCTGTGGCGTGACGTGCTGGAGTTCGAAATACTCGAATCCGCAAACCTCGTTACCTCGATCCTGCCCGATACCATCCGTTCCTTCTTCGCACGTGAACAAACCATCGGCAGTCTTAACGAGAAAACAAAACAATTTGATTCGTTTGGAACACTCAAACAATCATTAGAACAACACAAACAAGCCCTAATCGACAAACAAAATGAAAGTTAATAACTGGTTACATACACCTTGCTTCGCGCCATATGATGATGACTCCCTTGGCGGTGGTTCTGGCATCGAACCCTTCGTGGACGATGATGACGCAGACGAAGTGATCGACGGTGAAGAAGAGGATGATGACGATTCCTCAGACAACGATGATGATGACGATAAACCAGCGCCACCAGCATTTGACGGAGACGCCCTAGCCGCAGCCATTACCCAAGGCTTGCGCCCAGTTCTCCAGCAGCAACAACCCAGGCTCTCACGCGAAGAGATTGAACGGCAGCTTGGCAAACCTAATCCCTCAGTAGACCTCATCAATATGATTCGTGACCCGGATACTCCACCTGAAAAGGCTTTGGAAGCTCTGTCGACACTCATGAATTCCCAAAGTGAATACCTACTCAAAGCCAGTGGAATGGCTATCGACGGGAGGGTCCAGGAGTTGAATCCCCAGATTCATCAAATCCAACAGCACCAACGGCGCATCCAGGAAAAGGAGTTCACTTCGAGCGTAGTTCGAAAATTCCCAGCGCTGAAAGGCAAAGGTCCAGCAGTCACACAAGCTATGCAACTCCTTGCAAAGCAAAACTACAAGCCTGCTTCAGAGTCCGCAGCCCGGCGCGATGTCGCTATGCTAGCCTCGAAACTCATCAAACAATTCGACACAAATTTCACGCTGAAGCCAAAAGCCCAGCAAACAACTCAGTTCATGCGTCCCGGTTCAGGAGGCGGGCGCAGTGGTGGTGGAGCCAAAAAATCCATCATCGACACGATCTTCTCGGTTAAGTAAGCTAACGAACACACAAACAAAATACTACTATGGCTATCTTTGGTCTACACACATCTGGAACTCACGCCAGTTACATCAGTGAGAAAACTCGTCGCAAGGTACTTTATCAGTATCCGCAAGGCCCAGCGCCGTTGACTTATCTCTTGTCGCTTCTTCCTGATGAAGAAACGGATAAGACGGAATTCGGCTGGTGGGAAGAACGTGATACGGTCATCTCTACTACAACGCTTACCTCTGGTAGCCTTGGTGGTGGTGGTGCTGGTCCATTTACAGATTCCACACTTGCGACATCTTCTGCAGCCGCCGGCTTCAATGTTGTCGCAAACACAGAATATGGACTGTTCGTAACAGACGCTTCAGTCTTCCGCGTGCAGGACGTTATTTGGATTCGCAACGTGCCAAATGGAGCAGCATCTGCTTCTTTGCAAGTTCGTGGCGTCGTGACTTCTGTAAATGTATCCACCAACGTGCTTAAGTTCCGTGCTGTAGAAGCTGTAACCTCTGTTTCCAATGATACAGACGCTAACAGTCTTACGGTTTACTTTGTCTCTTCCGCAGCCGCTGAAGGCACCAAGTCCAAAGTTGGTTCTTACTCGTTCCCAATCGAGGTGACCAACTACACGCAGATCCACAAGCACGGTATCATCATCACCCGCTCTGCGCTTAAGCAAGGCGTGCGGTATGATTCCTCAGGCATCTGGCAGGACAAGCTGAAGAAAACAGGCCTTCGTCATATGAAGGGCTTGGAAATGGCTACGCTTCGTGGTGTCCGCGCAACCCGTAACACAACCAATGAAGACGGCGACACCGTGCCTGAGCGTCTTACCGGCGGGCTTGAATGGTTTCTTCGAGCTTGGGAGCTTGGCACATCTGCACGTAATGGTGTGGCTGACTACCGCCCAGGTGGTTCCGACCTCACCGCATCCGCTTGGTCCGCAGACGATGACAAACGTATCATCGACCTTGGAACTACCCTCACTATCGAACAGTTCGACACTCTCATCGAACGTGCCTTCCGCTACACTTCGGACACGTCCTTTGAGAAACTCGTCCTTTGCGGTTCTGGATTCCTTAAAGCTGTCCAAACCTACTGCAAACTCCAGTCCATCGTCATGCGCGAGCTCAATCCGAAAACCGACACCTTCGGGCTTCAGATGTATCGGCTTTCCACCATCTACGGTGACTTGGTCTTCAAAGCTCATCCGTTGCTTTCGCAAGACCCAACGTTCCGCAACGACGCCTACATCTTGGACGTCGGCTGCTTCAAATGGCGTCCGCTCACCGACTCCGACACAGAGTTCCTTGAAGGTCGCCAGGACAACGACTATGATGGTCGCAAAGACACTTGGCTCACGGAAGGTGGTTATGAAATCAACTTCCCTGAGAACCACATGTATATCAAAAACCTCACCGGAATCACCGCATAACCTATGGCTCTGTTCACAACAGCTGGCTTGACGGTTGTCCGTTCGACTAATCTAGTCGCTCTGGGAGCCCCTCGCCTGACTTCAAAGCGACTTACCCTCGCTTTGACAGCAGCTGGTATTGCATCAACCAGCACCATTGATGCTTCCACACTCGGCTTCACGACGATTACAGATTGCTCTAACGCAATCAAATCTGACGACGCCGTGATCGTTCCAGCAACGCCGTCTTATGACGGTTCAAAAATCCTCCTTGCCGATCTTTCAGTAGCCACAGACGCCAACCGCGTTCTACCTACTGCAACTACCGGCACCTTCCGCATCACAGTCACTGGCTACACAGCTTAACAAAAAACACCCATATGCCTAAAAACCTAATGTCGTCCTACGACTCCACGCCCCCAAAGGGCAAACACGTTTCAGCAACCAAAATGCTGAACACCACCGCGCGTGAAACAAACCAAACCGGAACAAACGTTCTCAAACGTTTCACCACAAAATCCCCAGCAGTCGGTCCCCTTGGAGTCAAGGGTCACGCGTAAACTGTTGGTTTAAGTAACTAACCGAGAGATAACTATATGACTGTAGCAGAAATCCAAGGAGCTGTTGCGATGTATTTGCAACGCAGCGTGGCTAAGTTCGACGTAAGTGGGACTAATGCTAATCTGTTGTTGGTAGCGATGAACAACGCTAGAAAATATGCAGAGCGAAAGCATAATTGGAGTGTAAGCCGCAAGAAGGGTTATCTCTCGGTAACTACTGGGAACAAGGTTTCCTGGGATTCGCCGATCTGGTTTGATGCCGGAACGGAGAAGTTGAAAGAAGGAAAACATTGGTGGTTGAGGTCGACGACTGATACTATCAATGAGTGGAATCAAAGTGATGTTCCGTTGAAGGTTATCCAGCATGGCGTGAAGCATGTGGTAGAAACCAAACGGCAGTATCAAGCGATGGGGGATGAGTGGGAGGCGTATGTTAGTGATACAAATAGTACGTGTCATCCGCTTCTTAATCAGTCCCATGGGGTGCTCAGGGGCAAGTGGCTTGAGCTTTATCCTAGACCGACGGTGACTACTCAGGTTGTCGTTGATGGATTTTACTGGTGGCCAAATTGGACTGGCACTGGTGTTGTGAGTAGTTTCTTTTTGCCAGATTTGGCGTATTCAGCAAATACTCAAGGGTCGTATTTGAAGCTTACGGTGAACAATGGAGATTCGAACTCTACATTTTTTAATTATTATTACATTTTCTTGGACGTTGCTGGTTCAAGTGTTTCTGTAGCTTTTCCGTATGCCGATGCTGGTGTAGTAGTTCTTAACGCCGCCAGCATTGCGAAAGCTACGTTAATTCAAGTGTTGACGAAACTTGGGCTTACTGCTACGTCGGCTACTGGTGGTATTGACATCCAGGTGTCTGGTGCTAACCCCAGCATAACTGCCCAAGGGTACGACGCTGTAGGTGCTGTTGACGTGTTTACCGCACAAGCTCTGACTGAGACTTCGGTATCTTCAGGATCTGGTGAAACTGATTGGTGGACGGAAAACGCCGAGGAGTTTCTGATCCTTCGGACACTTGTTGAATGTAACCGTCTGGGTCATGTTTTCACTGGTAACAAAGAAGGTAATCTGCCTTCGCCTGAGAAAGCTGCTGAACAGGCGCTTCAGGTTTTAATTGATCAGGACAACGCTGGAGAACTTGCTGGAGGACAAATTGAACTTTACTAACTTATGGCTGACTATTATGTTTCAACTACTGATGGCCGGGTGCATCCTATTACAGGAGTCACTGCGGTAGAAATTGTCGTCAACGATGATGTGGCGACAGTTGTTTATGATGGCGTTTGGCGGAACGTGTTTCCGTTTTCACAAACTGGAGATTCCACCGTGCCGACCATTGGACGATATGGTCCTGGCTGGAGCGCACATCCGGTGCTTTCTGGAACCACGGCTACAGGTTACGACATCTTTGAAGATGACGTTTATACCGAAACTGCGCCTAGGCATTTGGAGATTAAAATCTCTATGTGGAAATTCACAACACCAACCGGTGATTATTTTATTCCAGTGAACAATGTTGTTGCCATGAGCAACACGGCACCGACATACTAACATGGCTGCCGCTTTTCAGACTATACCAACAGCAGCTCCAGCTGAGAGTGCTTTTGTGATTACAATTGATGATACAGTTGTAAACCCTACAAACATTCCAGCTATTGGGTCTACTTTTGCAAACTGGGAGTTAGGCCAGAAATTTCGTGACGATGCGGAGCTTTGGGCAGACTATGTTTTTGTGGATGCAGTGAATTCGGCTCCTGGCACACGAGCTTTTGTCTTTGGTAAAAAGAAAACGGCTGCGCAGAAGCTAGTTCCCTTTGAAACGTATCATTCCGCTGAGATGTATAGCTGGCCTGCGGTCGTGGAAAAAATACGTAACGTCTCATACGAAGACGATGGTTCAGTTTATTCCACCCAGGACTATGCGATCAAATCCGCTGTCAGCGTCGAAAGCGTTACCAAAGTCGAAGTCTTTCAAGATGCAGAACCTTGGGCGCATGCTGACTTACGCCACCGTCGGCCAATCCCTGACGACCTGATGCTTAACGGCAGTGACCGTCCGATTACCTGCTTACATCCTACTATCACAATCCGCATTGGCGCTGGGCTATCAGGTACTAACATCGGTGGCTTTGTCAAAGAAGACCCACTGCGCGGAGCCAACCTAGTCAAACCTGCAACTAACTTCACTGACTGGGCGCCGTTTGTCATTCGAGACAGTCAGAAAAAGTCTTCCGGCTTGTGGGTCCGTGAGAAAGTTACCATCTACCCACCAATTCAAAAAACCAGAAAATTCTTTTAACCTATGCAAGACAAAATGCAACAAGCCATGATGGCAATGCAGCTGCTACAAATGCTGCGTCAGCCACAACAACAGCAGCAGGAAGCTGACGCTCAGCGACAAGCACTTATGATGCGCCAGCGGCAGTTCCAGCAAGAACAACAAATGGGTCAACAACAGATGGATCAACGAGGGCAACACGCAGTCTTAGCTGCATTAACTGATCTTTCAGGTGATCCAAGGCTAGGACAAGTTGATCCAACTATGGTCCTTGATTACCTTCGTCAAAAGATGGGCATTAACGTCCAACGACCACAGGCACAAGTAAATCCAATGGCACAGTATTTCCAATCACAACAAGGAGGACAACGATAACAATATGGCTATGCTAGACATTTTTGGTTCCGGTATGCTTAATGCAGCCGAAGACATGATCCGTAAGAAAAAAGCAACTGACGGTCGCACAAACCCCAACTCCCGCCATGCGAAACAAGGCAAAAACGCCAAGTCCAACAAAGCGGGCAAGCGCGCTGCCGACCGAGCACTCCAGCGACAGATGCAGGCAGACCAGTTCAAATTCCTTCAAGAAAACATCTTCGACCGCACAGGGGCCACTCGTCGTGACATCTCCGGACAGATCGAACGAAACGTTCCTAAAGGCATGGACTACTTCAAAAACACTGGCCCAGATCGTCCAGAACTCGTTGATCGACAGAACCGTCTCAATAACCAGGGACTCAAAAATCCATGGTTCGAAGCTAACGCGCGTGAAGCCGTGGACCTCGCTCGTCGCAAGCAGTCCGAACCTAGTTTATTTGGAACACCTCAGCAACCTTCACTGGATCAATTACTTCGTCAGAACACCTCTACCATGGATGTGTTTGACAATCCTGCAAACAACCAAACAAACCCTCGCACGGGCCTTGTGACTAACGACGGTCCGTTTGTGCGTTCACGGCCTAACCCATACGGCACTGCGCGTGCTGAGTTCTCTGGTGTTCCACAAGGCAGCACCTCAGTCGGCCCGGTGCAGCAGTTGTTCACTGAACAACCTCAGACTCAACAGCCTGACTGGAGCCAGAACTTTATGCAGTACTTTTCACAGCTTCCACAACAAACCACACAACCACAGCAGCAAGCTCAACAGCCTTCTGCTGACGCATTTAATATATTTGGTGCGCCTAACTTCTCTTGGGGTCAGCTTGGCGAAGCCTTTAATTTTAACAATCCTGAAGCCTGGATCAACGACCCATTTAACCGCGTTAAATAACCATGACCATTTCCGAACTATCGTCCCTATTCCAAAACGCCAAGAAGTCTCAGCCTTGGGCTCAGAACATGTCGTTTGAAGACTTCGCGGCTGAAGGTGCTCGCGCTACTGGAGATCCAGAAATGTATCGCATCTCACAAGCTGGGCCGATTGAAAACACGTTGCGCGGGTGGAACCAATGGTTAACTGAAGCCGTTAATTCCACGCCGCTTGATGAGTTCTTAGGTCGCACGACTGAAGCTGTGGGTGGTTACTTTGGAGTAAACAAAGACTCTGCTTACAACGTAGGTAAGTCACTACCGCGACAGGTTGTTAACCTAGCTCCTATGCTTATCCCAGGCCCAGGATGGCTTACTGCTGCTGGTATGGTAGCTGGTTCTGGACTTTCTGCCGTTGACACGTATGACCAGACTGGTTCCACGTGGCAAGCGGGTATCTCCGCCGTTGCACCTATGGCAGTGAGTAAAGCGATGTCAGCTGGTGGTAATGCTGTACTTAACGCTGCCGCTAAGTCTCCTATGTTTCAACGCATGGGTGTTACGGGTGTCACAAAACTTCCTGGTAGGTTTACCGATCAAACCGTGAGCGGAGCCATCGCACAGCAAGGACACCGGATTGAAGAGGACATTGTCCGGGGCTTTGCGAACAAAGCGGTGAGGTATGGTGGTGGTCAAGTGGCTGGACAGGCTGCAGGTTTGGGGCTTGACGTTGCTGCCCAGGGGACTGATGCGGTGTTTAATAAGGACTATTTGTTTGCTAATGTGGTGGGGAATCTGGCCTTCGCCCCGCTTGATGCTGGGGATTTTATTGGGACAAAGGTCATCGCAAGTCGTGACGTGTTTCCGGATCGCGCACCAGATGTGAGAAATGCAGCGGAAGAAAGAGCTTTTAACTTTGAGAAGATGATCGCTGAGCTTGATCCGGCTGAACAGGCTAGGGCTAAGAAAGGTGCTGGTATGGATATTGCGACTCAGCTTATTCAAGAACGTAGGCTTGCTGGGTTAGAAGATAAGTTTGAACAAACGAGGACCACGGCGAAGGAGTCCTTTGCGGCTGAGTGGGAAGCCTTGAGACAGGCTAACCCTAATCTTCCAGAACTTAAAGTTGCCACGACCACGCCAGAAGCGGTGTCGTTTGAGCTGTTTCCTGAGGCGAACTTGAAGTTAAACGACTACAAGGAAAAGCTTAAAGCCATAGACGGCCAAGAGAAAGCTGCTTGGAGTCAAGCTATGATGCGGCCTAATTTGGAAAGTTTGCAGGCTGTGGCTATGGATGAACTTAGGCTTCCTGAAACACTTCTGAACAAACCTGTGGAACAACGCACACTGAAGGACTACCAGGATGCCTTGGTAGATAAAGTCCGTGACCGTGGGATCAAGGCGCTTTACTCAATTCATAAGATTGCCGCTGGACAGGAAGTGGAACTTCAGGCTCGTGGGGTAGCTGAGGAGGTTAAGAAACTTCTGGCTAGAGAGCCCACGAAATTTGCTGAAGACAGAAGCTTTGTCGCTATGGCGCTTTGGGCTACTGGTGGAAAACCTAGGGCTGAAAAAGTTGTTGAGGCTAAAGTCAAAACACGTGTCAATGAAGGTGCGACTGTAAAGGAAGCGATGTCGAAGGAAACTCAGGTTGATAAAACAAAAGTTACGAAGCCAAAGAAAAAACGTGGGGCAGACACCAAACCTAGAAAAGTTAATGCCGATGTGACTAGAACCGTTGATGATGTGGCAGACGCTATACAGCAAGCCGGTTTGGCTAAAGATGCAGGCAAGGCTACTCCAGAGCAAAAGTTTCTTATTGAAGCTTTTGAGATGGCTAACAAAGCTACTGATGGTAGTGATCAGCAGCGCAGGGCTGCATATAGTTGGCTAGCTAAAGTCATGGATTCTGGATTGAGCTTTAAAGAAAAGCTTGCAAGTTTCCGTGAAGGTCTTACTACTCTTGTTGGTAACTTTAAAAAAGGTGCAGCTAGGAAGTTTACACCAATGGATAAAGTTCAGCAATCAGGAAACGAAGTAAAGATTGCATCGGCGCTTGATGAGGATTTAGAAGTAAACCTCAGCTTTGATGAAGATGGTAATCCAACAGTTTATGACGAAAGCGCTGATGAAGTTGACGGTGAGTTTGCTGTAAATTCTATTCTTGACTCTTTTGAAGAAACTCCAGAAACTCCTGCGAAAGAAGCTTCTGTTAAAAAACTTACAGATGAAGCCATTGAGGCTGAAGCTATCAGGTTTATCATGACAAAACCTGGTGTAGGTCCTGTGGAGGCCAGACAAGTTTTGGAAGGTCTGAGTCCTGAGCTGACGAAAAGAATTCTAGCCGAAGCCGAGGCTCGTCTGATGAAGTTTGCTAGGACTAACACTGATGTCAACGTCCCGCAAGTTGGCTTGCAACAACTGATGACATTTGACAAATGGACTGATGTTCTCCTTGCCGACCAAGGCTTTGACGCTCGCGAGGTCACGCAGCTTAAAGAACACTTTGCAAAGGTTGTCGAAATCTTCTACAGCCCAGAAGTCAAGTATGGTTTCTTGGACGAGTTTCCTTTGGAGTCTAAACTTGCAAAAGGTTACGTAGGTGTCGTTGGTGAAAACGGCGTGCGTTGGAGATATGGTGAATTGAATCAAATGGTTCATGCGGATACAGCAGATACGCAAGCTCGACTTGGTGAAACAAAGTTCCGCTATCGTGATGACACTCAAACGCTTTACCGCTGGGGGACTATTACGGATGAAGAACTTGAAAGCATTCGTGCAAAACTTGCAAAGAGTGGCAAAGAGATTAAGTATATCAAGCTGATCTCTAGCATGAATACGATGTCGGAGTCTCATGGTATTACTACATTCTTCGGCCCAGAACCTGGACAAAAGATGAAGTGGGCTCGTGCTTCCGCAGGCGGCGGTTTTGACTTTGCGCTTGGAGAAGTGCAAGGTGGAAAGCTGTTGCGCCCTGGTAAAGGTGCTGTGACTTTGGCGAAGGACGGGACGTTGTCTGTGCAGGAACTGAAAGTTGCTGGTGGACAGTTTGGACCGTTGCAAGATGGTGAAGTGAGCTTTTATAAGGAGCTTGTGCCTGAGGCGTTTGCAGGTGACAGGGTTAATGTCAAGACGCTTTGGGAAAAGTTGAACACACTTGGAGAACAAGTGAAGGTTGTGACGTATGGGCAGGATGGGGACGCAAGCCCTGCTAAAATTGAACTAGATAGAGTTAATGGTGAGTTGGATATTCTTGACTATGAATGGCAGGAAAAGTATGTCTCTGGTTTTGAGAAAGACTCCCAGGGACGCACAACGCAGGCCATTCTAAAAGCAGAGACACCAGAGAATATTCGTGCTTTAATTGAGCGTAGAAATAAAGCAAGTGATCTTTATAGCGCACCGGCGCAAGAGTTGCCAAAAGCAACCTCCTACTACAACCAAATCTCCCCATTCGACACGAAGAAGTATCCAGTGTTGCGGGTGGATGTGGTGTTGCCAATGGAATCTGTGCAAACGCCTGAATGGAGAGATGCACAAGCAAGAAAAGCTCGTGGTGAGATTACGCAGATTCCTTGGGAAAGAACTCTTTGGGAGCAAGACAACCTCCACGAAAACCTCCCAAACACCCTCGGCTGGGCAATGGTTCAGATCGTCCCGCATCCAGTGACGGGAGAGAAGGTGATGTTTGTGGGGGAAGCGCAGAGTAGGTGGGGGCAGGAACAGCAGAAGATGCAGAAAGCCCTGAAGCAAGGTGGCGATTCTAGATATGCTAGTGATAGAGATTACTCAGCTCAGCTAAAGCAAATTGACCACCCCCTCCTCCCCATCCACCAAAACCTCATCCTCAAAGCTGTCATCAAGGAAGCTCAGAAGCAAGGGATTTCCAAGGTCGCAGTGAGTGATGGGGAAACTGCGATGATGACGGAGGGGCATGATAAAGCTGCTCCAATCGAAGTTCAAACACCTCGCGGTGTTCCAGTAGAGCGGTTTACCTCTGTGGAACGCGCGCAAGCCTTTCTCGATAAAAATCCCGATGCTGGCTATGTAATTAAGGCACACGTTTCCCAAGAAGGCGGAATGCGCCTCGCCTACGACACCACCATGCCCTCGATCATGTCGAAGCTGGTTGGGGAGGGGAAGGTGGAGGATTTTGGGGTGCATAAGAATGCAAATTACGCGGAAGACTATACTGTGTTGAACGAACAAGGTGTTCAAATAGGTAATTACAGAACTCGTGGAGAAGCTGAAGATAAACTGTCAGCTAGAAATGACCGAGGCACTATCGTGCAAAACGAGTCTAGCGGTGGCTCCCCCGTCTTCCGCACACCCTCCGGCACGCCCAAGACCAACGCTACCGCTCGCGTCTTTGACATCTCCAACCCATCCCCTCGTCTCGACACCCTCTTTGCTCGCAACCAAGGCCAAGTCTACGGCGTCGCGGCCCCTAAGTCCAGCAAGCTCTTCATCAACTCCAAGGCCTTCCAGGGCTACCGAGCCTCTGACCGCATAGCTTCTGTCTTCGCTCACGAGCAATCTCACCATTCAATCATAAAAGCTCGTGAAGGCAAGTTCGGTCCCGAAGCTAAACTCCTCGCGGATAAAGTCGATGCATGGGTAAGCGCGGCGAACCCACGGATGAGGAAGAACGTGGAGGATGTGGTGGTTGAGCTTCATCTTGGCAAAGACCTTGCTCGGCTAGATGGAATTAGAGATGTTTTGAATAACCCAAATTCGGAAGAGTGGATCGCTAACGTCATGGGAGCTTATGCTTTTGGGATGGTGAAGAGCCGTGCTCCGAAACAAGCGTTTGCTATGTTGCCGAAGCCTATTAGGGATTTTGCTGACTGGATGGTTGGGCATTTTCAGAATCTTGTCAAAGGTGCTCAGAGCTGGATGAGGTTGTCTGGTGGGGATTATCAGGGGGCAAGGAATGTGAAGGATCTCTTTGATACAATCCGCCGCTCTTATCGCCAGGCTGAGTGGGATGCTGCGCAGGCGGAGAAGTTCTTGGACATCGAACCGAGCTCTATGATCGAGCGCGGGAATGAATTTGCGTTCGCTCGGGATCATAGTAAGCTGGGACAGGTCAGTGACGAGCGGGTCACTGATATGACCACGATGAAGAAGTTTATCGGCCAGACGTGGAATAAGACTATCCAGCCGATGCATACGTTGGCCAATGCTCATGAGGAATTGTTTGAACCTGGGATGGCGGTTATGAACTCGCATTCAGACACGGCTAACACCATCGCGGATATCTTCAAAGTCGTCGTCGGAGAACTCGACGGGAGTGATAAACTTCGGATGACTAATCAGGCGTTCAAACGGGTATTTAGCTCAGAGCCTCTAACAAACCTGTTTAATTCTATTCAAATCCGAGCTGAAGTTGCTGGCAAACGGATGATTACCGTTGACCCGCAGACTGGGAAAGAAGTGTTTGATATGACCGCGTTGTCTCCAGAGCTTCGTGGTAGGCTTACACAGTTTCAACCTGAGGCACAAAAGGCTTTGGTGACAATGACCGCGCAGGCGGAGAGAGCTAACGGGCTGGCGCAGAAGAAGTTTCTCGAAGCCTCCTGGGGCAGGTCGGTTGCGAATTTTGCCACGTTGCTAGGAGCTAAGACCTCATTCAACAAGGCTGACTTTAAGAAAGCGCAACCGATCGCTGAGGGGGTGTTTAACGACCTAAAAGCTGCCAATGAAACGGTGGATCAGTTTCAACAAGAACAGTTGATGCAGCAAGCGGTTAGTAAGCTCTCCGCGCTGGATGAAACCGATCAAGCTAGAGCAATGGAGCAGGCTCAGGAAATCTTTAGTCAATATGCAGACCTGAAGACTTTCTACGACGAGCGTCCTGCATTCATGTCCTTCCGTCGCTACGGCAATGTGAGGCAGAAGATT